TGTTGTGCCTTCAACACCGATTAAAATCCATCCTTGAGCTGTTCCAGAGTAAACCATTTCAAAACCAGAGTTTAGTTTATCTAAAGTTAAATCGGCAGTTGCGCCCATTATTTTTTCACTATTCCTAGCTACTACACAAGTGGCAACTCCACTACGATTTGAAATTTTTACATAGTCCCCAGCACTTGGTGAGCTTGGAAGCGTCAAAGTCAAATTCGCAGTTAATACGTACAAGTATCCACTCGCTGCATTTGTATTACCCGAAATAACAGAAACAGCAATTCCACTTGACAAAGTTGTCCAACCAAAAGTACCATCGCCATCCGATGTTAACGCTTGACCATTTGATCCATTTCCTGAAACATTTAAGGCAGCAGCCCCAACTGCATTGTCATCAATTTTATCTGCATTTATTGCATCATTTGCAATGGTTAATGCTCCAGTATTTGCAAGAGTTGCATCACCTGAAATTGCTTTATTTATAAAGTCAGTTCCATCTGCAACTAAAATATGTGTATTGGTTGCGGCTGCATTGTCATCAAAAAGAGACACTTTTGCTGGAGTTGCTGAGTTTGCTCCAAGCTGTGTTGCTGTGATTGATCCTGATGTCACTGAGACCGTTCCTGATGCCACTGTGATTCCTGTTCCTGCACCTACTGTCAGAGTCACATCTCCTGCTGTTCCACCTCCAGTCAAGCCATTTCCAGCCACTACTGAAGTAATATCTCCCACATCATTTGTGATCCATGACATTGTACCATCTCCATCAGATTTTAAAATTTGCCCATCTGATCCATTTCCTGAAACATTAAGAGCAGCAGCCCCAACAGCATTGTCATCAATATGCTCAGATCCAATTGAGTCATCAGCAATTTTGTCCCCGTTTACTGCATCGGCTGCAATAGTCAAAGCACCGCTTCCAGTTACATCTCCAGTGTGTGTTGCATTAGTTAGCTTTGCAGTATTTGCCGCAATTTCAGTATTAATAGAATTAGCTAATTTATCCGCTGTAACTGCATCGTCGGCAATTTTTGCAGTCGTAACATTAGCATTTAAAATCTTTGTTGTGATCACTGCATCTGCTGCAATAGTCAAAGCAGCATTTCCAGTGACATCTCCTGTGTGAGTTGCATTTGTTACTTTGGCGGTGTTTGCTGTAATTGCTGAATTGATGGCATTTGCTAGCTTATCCACAGTAACCGCATCGTCTGCAATTTTTTGAGTGCTAATTCCCCCATCAGTCAACGAAATAGTCACAACCCCTGTTGCATTATCTCTTGCAATTGGTGCTGTTGCCACAATTGAATTGACATCAGAAGCATCATCTGTGTACAATTCAGCAGTCATGTTGTTCACTTTTGTGAATGCACTTCTCAATGGATCGCCAGTATTGTCATTCGCTGAAACTCCTATATTTATTATCTCTCTCGCCATTTCGTATGTTATTTTATTTTATTATTATTTTAATATTGTGTTTGATCTGCTTTGATTTCTGTTGTATCTGCTGACAACAATGTTGTGTCTGCTGTTAAAACTGAGCCATCTGCATCAAAAGGATAAATTGACCCCCATCCATTGGGAGCATTTACATCTCCCCACCAGCTTGACAAATAAATTGATCCATATCCACTCATTACAATACAAAATCAATGGTGAAAGACTCATGATCTGGTGATACATCATCATTGGTGTTTGAATACCATTCTGGAAAGTTTGCAGAAGCATAAAAAGCCATGTGATCAAGGAACCTCTCTTTGTAACTTTCAGCCCTGTCTCTCTCAATTTGCACAAGCTCTTTGACCTCTTGTGATGTTGCCACTTTGCTATTCTTTGAAGTATGCACAAAAATTCCTTTATTTGAGACAGTAAAATTTCCTTCAAGCAAATACTCTGCAACTGTGAGGTGGATCAAGATGGGTTTGATGTAGTTATTTAATAAATCCAGATGATTTGTTGGAATTGCTGTTCCATTATTAATCAAAGCAGTGATTGCATTCACATAATAATCATATAAATCAGTGCCAATTGTTTGTCTTAGATTTTGAGTCTGGCTCAAATGAAGTGCTGGAGTCAATCGATCTGCATCAATATTCCCATCAATTATTGGAGACCTTCTCACAATGTCCTCTTTACTACAAAATAAAACTTCAGCCATTTTTTCTTTTTAATATTTCCCCTTATCTTCTCTCATAATTGGAGCCTGTCCAACTTCAGAAGGTTGTTTTGGCAGCTTGAAACCTCTCCTGATTGCATCTTGCACACTTATTTTATCAGTTCCAACTAGTGCAGCTCCTCCCCATGCTTGACCTTCTTTGTTGAGTCTTTTCATGTAGACTCTTCTTTCCCAAATATGGTGGCAGTAGGAACCGCCTTTCCACTTAAAAAGTGAGTATGCTTTCCCTTTATGCCCAAAGTCTTTGTTTGTTCCCTGAAAACTTAGGAAATCAATATCTTCTTTTCTGTACACAAGACCTTTGCCCATCATATTTTCACAAAACTCTCTGCTTTTGTTCCCTTTTTTATTTGCTGGAACTCCTCTGCCTCTTACATATTTATACCTTACTTTGAACATTTCAGAGTCAAGTGATGAATCAGTTTGTGGTTTGCTTAATTTTAAAGTATTTAAATACTGTTCAGGGTGAAAATCATCAGGCTCATCACTGGCATCTTCCACAGAGATCAGCTCATAACCATCCAAATTTTCTTCTTCTCCCACCTGATCCATAAGTTGAATCATCTCAACTCCCATTTCATCAGATAGATGAGGAGAATCACTAGAGAGTTTTTGACCAGTCTCTTCTTCTTTTTGTTCTTGAGTCACCAAAGTTTCATCTGTGAACTCAATTGGAGTCAATGTCTGCACATAGATTTTTAATGAAATTCCATTCACTGCAAGGATCTCCTCAATTGCATCAATGATGTCTGCTTGATAGGGTTTAATGACTACATTTTCAAAGAGATTATGAGCATTGAGAATTTCTTCAGAATTTGATCCTAATCCACCACTTCCATCTCTAATTCCAACCAACAAAGGACTGGTGATTCTGTTTGCTAAAAGGAGTTTTTTTGTACACTCTTCACTGATGTATTCATAAACATCAGCAGCATCAGACACACTAATATCTTCAATAGTTGTTTTATTGTCAGGGGAATCACTAAATGACACAATGATCTTCTCTCCATTTGCTCCTGATAGCTTGTTCAGGATCTCCTGTTTGATCGCATGTTGTTTTTCCTGTGTAGGTACTCCATTCGAAAAACTAACGAGCTTCGTGCCTGAAAACGAGTTTGAAACCTCATTCACCAAATACGAAGAAATGTCGCACTCAAGGTTTGAATAATTTAACGCAGAAACCCAATCAGGCGGCGAATAATAATGCATTGAAGGAATAAACCTTCTGATGATATATATCTCATTTGCAGCTCCAGATCCAAAGACTGGGATCCTTGTTAATTTGTCACCTTCTTTGTGTTCACTCCATTTTGGTGAATAATAGTATGCATTAATTTTGCCTTTGTCATCACATTTTTCAGCTCTCAAAGTCTCTCTGTTAAAATGAGAAACTTGCACCACTTTTTTGCCTTTATAACTCACTTGAAATGCAGCCTCTCCCAGAAGCTTGTAATCCATGCAAATTCTTTTTAAATCTTTTGCTTTAAATAGATTTTTAAAAGAAGCAAATTCATCTGGCTTTCTATTTGCATCAAGTGCTGAGAAGCCCTTCCCCATTATTTGCCCCACAACTCCAGTGACTATGCTGTTTGTGGTGGGAGAGTTTAAAAAGGCATTAATTAATTCTGTATAAAAATCATTATGATCTCCATACCCAACATAATCAGAATGAGGATCCTCATAGATCTCAGGTGTCTGATAAGCTGCTAAATTTAAAACATGGAAATCACTATTCATAAACTAGAAAATCATTTGAGGCACTTGTATTTGTGATAAATTTGCCTGTGTTGGGTGAATATGTGCTGACTGATTGATTTGTTCCAAATATTTTATCTCTGTATAAAACAGAGTTTGTTGCAGTATTTGAAACCTCTAGCAAATAAGTCTGATCCTTTGCTGTATCAAGTCCAAAATTTGCTGTGTAAGTATAATAATATTTCAAAGCTGTCAAGCTTGAAACTGTTGCAGAGTAAACTTGCTTATTTTCTTGCTCATTTTTAATCACTACTTTGAAAATTGCTGCCCCTGTTGGTGTGTAACTTCTGGGGATTATATTGATTGTGTGATTTGCTTGTGTTCTGTCCAATACAATCATCACAACATTTTAAAAGTCCCTTGAGACATGTTGAAAATCTTGTTTTTGTTTAGTGTTTTGAGTTGCTCCTCATCTAATATTTTGGAAACCTCTTTTTCAGAAACATTTTCAAAGTCAGTCTCTGAAACTAGTTTAAAAGTATATTGTGTTTTTTTGTCTTTCATGTGTTTGTTTTTATGGTTTTGTTAGGGCAGCATCATGATGATAACTACCCAGAACAAAACACAAATTTTAAGAGTTAGTTCCAGCAGTGATTGTCACTGTTGCACTACTCATCCCAGCAAATGGATTTGCTACTGTTGCACCATTCATCAGATCTGGAGGAGCTATCTCCTCAGAACCAAATTCAAGAACATACCCAGCCATATCGGCACGAGCATCCCCAGATTGCATTGTGGCTGAAGTCAATGAATTTCCATTCACTTTTCCTAAACACCATGCATTCCCATTCCTGTCGCTAACGACAATTTGCGGTCTACCGTAAGCCAAAAGTTTTAATTCGGCTCCGTCCTCTTTGCTCAATTTTGGAAGAGTCAAAGTGAGTGCAGTGCTGAAAAAAGTTGTTCCATTATCTTTTGAAGTGGTTGCAGTTGTTGTGAATGAATTTCCTGCACCATCCAAATCATAACGGAATGCTGTGAAACTCCCTGCCATATTTGAAATGGCATCTGATGCTTCTGTGATTACACCATATAATCCATAAGAGGTGATATACACAGAAGCAATTCCCCCCTGAATATCTCGGCAATTAATTGCTCTCCCCCTCGTTACTAAACAAGCCATAATTTTTTGATTTTTAGATAGTCAGGGGAGTTGCCTCCCCATCCTATATGGTTAATAATTAAGAGTAAAAAACAACTTCAGATCCTATCCCTAACGTAACGCCAGCAGATCCACGCAATATCACTCTTGAGTTCTGTGAACCCCAGCTAGCTCCATCAATGACAGACGCATTATTCATGTCTGAGAATAAGGAAGTTCCAAAAATCAAATTCTCTTTAGTAGTGGCAACAATATCCGTTGAAGTCATACCGGGACAGTGAAGCAGCTTGATTCCATCAAAATAAAGCTCCTGTTGATTTCTGTACCAAGTCCCCATTTTGTCATCAACACCAGTTGTCACATTTGAAGAATTGGCTGCACCAAATCCGCCCAAACTTCTTATATAAGACTGATAAACTGCCGTAGGCACATAAAGGTATAAATCCTCCTTACCATAGACTGTCGTTGGGATTGCATCGACTACACGCCCTAATTCTGTTGTAACTGTTGAAGCTGTTATTGCAGCTTTTGCCACATCAACAACATCTCCATTTGCAGCAGCTAAAACTTCAAATCCATTAAAGGGAATTGATGCAGAAGCAGCAGTCCCCTGCCAGATTGCAGTTTCCATTGCAGCAGCAGTT